CCACTAGTTGGGTCAACATCTCCTTCACAATCACCAGCAATAGTAAATATATTATTTAATATATCAGTAGTATACGTAATACCACTAAACTGACTTAATAATCCATTTACCACACTTTCCCATTCATTATCTGATGGAACATCATTTAATGTATAACCTGTGTAGAATTCATTTTCTAATGTCTGTCCAATTCCATAACTTCCACCTGATATTGTTAATACACCTGTGAATATCGCTTGAGTTAATTCACATCCGTTTCCAGGTTGATTTAAATCTAAGAATGCCTCATTAAGCATTTCATAAAAACCTCTCTTACCTTGAGATGATGTTACAAAATTTTGCTCACATAGGGTATTAATTACGTAATCCTCAACATCTTCACTATCACAAACAACCGTTGTTTGTTTTTGAATGGTACATCCATCACTATCAACTACAGTAACACTATACGTACCTCCCGATAAACCAGATAGGTAATTTTGGTTAGTTACTCCGTTGGACCACGTTATTGTGAATGGTGCACTACCCTCAACTATTTCTAATGTTGCCGTACCATCATTACCCGACACACAATTTGTACTATAAAGTATCGCTTGTACTCCACCAGTACTTTCGGAAATAGTAAAATAGTTTAAGTTAACACAACCGTTATTGTCTGTTACAGAAACCTCATATGAACCACTATTTAAACCTGTTAAGTTTAATGTGTCACTATTAGAATTAATATTATTATAGATGGTAAACCCATCACTTATTCTTTTGACATTATAACTTAGAGGATACTGTATTGAGGTACTTCCACTACTAACAACTATATTTACTTCACCGTTATTTGTCCCACATGTTGTACCTGTAATTTGTGAAACATCAATAGTGAATTTATTCTCATTTTCAATTGTTTTAGTTGTCGTATAATTACAACCACTATTTGATGTTACCTCTATGGTGTACGTGTCTGAGGCTAAATTATCGAAGGTGTGTGTTTGTGATGAACTACTAGCACTTTCACTATATCCTGTATTACCCGTAATAGAGTATGTTACAATTCCTGTGACACCTTCAATATTTATTGTGATTTCACCATTTTCACCACAGTTAGAATTTTGAGATAAAACTGAGACCACAGAAAAACCAGCGGTAGATGTCAATGTGGATGGGTAGGTTAGATTACACTCACCCGAATCTTGAACGTGTATTGAGTGAACTCCCGCACATAAGTTGTTTAGGGTAAATGTTTCTCCACCCGACTGTAACTCTCCAGTACTCGCAGAAAAACTATAAGGTGTAGTTCCACCTGTAATAGTAAATGTTAATGAACCGTTACAATTAAAACAATCAGGTTGTGTACCTGTAACTGAAGAAACACCTAATGAACTTAAATTACCCACAACAAAATTTTCAAGTTTTGTACATCCATTACTACTTGTAACAATTACACTACCATTTCCAGGTGGTAGATTGTCGACTATTTGCGTTGTCCCTCCATTAGACCATTGGAATGTGTATGGTGGTGTACCCGTTAGTCCTGTAACCGCACCGTATCCATTACTATAATAATTACATGGGCTAGCACCTGTAATTAAAACATCGAAGTCCACATTATTAGATTGACTTACGTTTACTGTAGATGTAGTTATTTCTTGACCTGTACCATCAGTAACTACCGCATAATAACTAGATGGTATAATACCACTGTCGAATGAATATGGGTTGATATCTGTTGTTACAGTTTGGAAAAGAGTACTATTCTGATATAAAAGAATTGTATACGGGTAGTTACTACTATCTCCACTGATTATGATTGAACCAGTCGTATCGTTACATGGGACATCTAAGGCTTCTATTTCAACATCAAAACAATCAGGAATTACGATTTGTTGTGTTATTAATCTACTGTTCGGTAATGTAGAGTCACTTATATTAAATACGTAAGTCCCAGCGGGTAAGTTATCAAACGTAAACGGACCATTACCTGATGTATCAGGTACTGTACCAGGTGAAGTGTTCTGTATTAAGTATGGTTTTGTACCTCCTTGAACATCGATAAAAATGGAACCTAAACTACCGCAGTTAGGAGTCGCAGAGAACGCTATCTCTAACGGACCTTCGTCACAACTAGGTACACATTCATTATAAGTTAATACTATACCTGAATAATACGCCGAAGTATCCACACAGAATGTTACTCCAAGTGAAGAACCTCTTTGTGTCACTCCACAACAATCAACAAAAACATAATCACCACTTGTTTGACCTGAAACACATCCAGGTAAATTAGACGCCGATGGTGTTGGTGTTGGGGTATTTGTAGGAGTTACTGATGGAGTCGCTGATGCACATATACACGATACGTCATCACAATAATCAGGAAGTATCTGATTCCATTTTAAAATTAATTGGGGAGTACCTAACGTTTCTTGAGTAAAGTAATAACATGTCCCCCCATTATTAAATCCATAACCCTCAGATAGGTCTGTACTATCTAAGAACTCATCTAGGCTATCTCCGACAACTCCTGAAGTAAAACTGTAAACCGTGGGGTCTACCTGAATTCCAAAGTTCTTAAGACCAGCACCGTTTTGGTATTGTGTTGGTAGATTTTGGTATGACGTGGTGTTAGTAAGTGTCGAATACGGATTATTTGTGGTTATTAAACTACAGTTTATGTTTTCGGGACCCACTGAGGTGATTGGTTCTCCGTATTTAGTTTGAAATTCAGTATTTGTTATTGTTTCACCTTCAATAGCACCTAAACAGTGTAACGGGAATGGAATTCTAGCCGTGCTTGAATCAATTACTGGATAAACCAACCCATTAACTCTACCTCCAATTAATTGTATATCTCTCCATACTTTGAGGTATGATTCATATTCTGCCTCGAACCTGGTCGATGGTTGATTTCCTGCTGACGGCTGCCACCATTGTGCTTCACTAACTGACGAGTATAAACTAAAACCATCTACAGTTAAATTAGATTTTTGAATTCTAGGATGATATAAACCTGCGGCCCCGTCCGCCTCATCTACAACTAAAATTACAATATAATCACTTATACCACCATTAAAAGTACCAGGGCCTGAATTTGCAGTATTATTTAATTCTGTACTATGGTCAAATGGTACTCCATTAGTGCGAGTATCGTTTATACCTGTGGTAATATTTTGTCCTCTGTTAATTCTTCTGTATGTAGTGTTACTATCATTAAACTCAGTGGATTTAGGTCTACATTCACCAGAACTATTTTGACACCATCCACTATTAGCTATTGAAAACTCAACCACGTCAGAAGGGTCCGAACCAAACTCATCTATCTGTTCGTTTGTTGACAATGTACCCCCCGTCATTGAACCCAAGTATGGGTATGAAGACCACCATAACCAATTTTCTCCGTTACTTGAAGGTGCACCTACAACACCTTCATACAAATTGTTTCCTGATAGGTCACCATATGAAACCTTTTCATCGTACCACTCTCTTATACTCTCAGAAGCCTGTGTAGCACTAGCCTCATCTAATGAAGTTCCGTCATAGAAAACAAATACTTTAGTTTCTGGCGTCGGTACTTCGACCAATAATGTATCTGACCTATCACAACATGCAGCCGCTTCCCATACCTCGGTAGTAACAGCAGAAGGTGTTACCGAGGGTGTAGGTGTTAGAGTTTGTGCTGGTGTTGTAGTAATAGACGGCGTAGTTGTCGGTGATACCGTTATTGTAGGTGTTACTGTTGGTGTTATAGTTGGAGTTGGAGTGTTACTTGTACTACTACTTCTAATACATATCCCATATGAAACCCCATTCACATATGAGGTTAATTGTGAATTTATTAGTGGTCCTAAATCGACTTCAAGTTGTTCTTGTAGTGAATCATATGTTATACCCAAAATAGAGTAGTAAATAAGTGAACTATCAAAATAATCTAAAGTGATTATACCTGAATTATTACCATCTAAAGCCATTAATTCAGTTTCTTGGTCGACATTCCCCTGGCTATACCTATCAATTATGATTTTATCATAATTGATAGGGTTGTTAATATTACCTGGGTCAGGTAAATCTGGCGGTAGTACTTGTATTAACCTTGTTTGGAAATATTCATTAGTTGCTGTCCCGTCCCATGACTCTTTAAGCCAACCACCAATAAAATCTGAGGTACCTGAATTACAAGCAACACTACTCAATGTTGGTGTTGGAGTTGGAGTATTTGTAGTTGTTATAGTCGGTGTAACCGTATTACTTGGTGTTATAGTTGGTGTAACTGAATTGGTAGGTGTTGGTGTGGGAGTCCCGCAAGTTACACACATACCTGATAATGGCCCATTAGTACATATATTCGGTAAAAGTGTGTTTGTATTAATTACTGGTGTACCAGTACCTGGATTACCTTTGTAGTTATAACACTTTTCGTCATACTCTAAACCATATCCCTGTGTCGTTGTACCTCCTGAGTAAATAATAGTTATTGTATCTGTCTCATCACAACAATTTTCTAACTCATATAGCTTATAATCAGTATTACAATCTCCACATCTTGGATTTGTACATCCGTCTGTATATATATTCGTTTCGTAAATAAAGTCTACAGTACTACCACTTTCAGAGTCACCAGCTAAAGATGTAAATGTATAACAAACCGAGTTAAACACAAATGAATATCCACCCGATACCGATGTATCTGCAGAAACTGAAACCACTATATCAGGTAGATTTAAATTTTCACAACAACCCGAAGCGTTCCAATAAACTAAATCAGGGTTATCTCCAACAGGATTTTCATCACAAGAAGTTAACGCAATCTGATTTGATATATCGGAGGCGAATGTGTCAAAATCTGCGGTATATGCTAAATCAGGAGAAGAGGCTAATGTCTCAAGTTGACCTACATTAATACCACTACCAACACCTATAGTTTGTATTTTAACCTGAACACCATTACTAAATAAACCTAACGTCATTTGTGACGTTAGTTGTGAAGCACTTAATGAAGCTAATGAACACGGGACAGTAACGTCATAAATTTGTCCGTCAGTAATTAATAAAATGTTTTTTTCTGCACCTAAAGTGGAGTTAGCGCCGTTTAACATATTATATGCCTGTTCTAAAGCATAACTTACATATGTCCCCCCACCGTCAGGTGACATATTATTAGCAGCATTAACGAAATTAGTATGATTATCTGTTAAGTCTATCACCTCATCAACATTACCACAACTAGACCACTTAATAATACCAATCTTAACCTCACCACTATCCATATTACCCTCCAAAGAGTCAGCAATATTTACAACACCTGTTTTAATGTCATCAAAATCACTAATAATACTTCCTGATTGGTCAACAAGTACTACTATATCTTGTAAACCACATCCCGAAACGGTACAATCACAAAAACCTGATAAACAAATATCGTCTGTGAGTGTGTCGGTCGTTATTCCAACATCAATACCATCTGTATCACCTTTATATGTGTAACATTTATCATCATACTCTAATCCCTGTCCTTCGGTAGGTGTACCACCAGAATAAAGTACCTGTATCTTATCAGTTATGTCACAACAATTTCTTAAAAATATCTTCTCTAAATTAGAACAACTACATATTGAGTCAGCACACGCATTGGTAACTATATCTGTAGGTAAAACGGTATATACCGAAGAACCACTAAATGTATCTCCTGTTAAAGTATTAAACGTATAACAATTTCCATTGTATATAAATCCATCTGTAGTTAACGTTGGTGTTGTCCCTGTTTCTAACGCAACCACTATATCGGGTAATCCGAATGTCGTACAACAGGGTGTAGACTCGTACCAATTATATGAACTACCAGTAAATGGGTTTTCTTCACAACTATTGTCGGCAATCTGCCCTGATACATTATCAACAAAATCATCAAAGTCAGTCGCACTGAACTGAAATTGAGGTCCTGAAGATAATGAATTTAATTGTAAATTATTACCATTAGTTATATTTACAGTGTAAATTTTAATTGGGACTCCACTGTCGTAGGTACCCGCCTTCATTTGGTTGGCCAATTGTGAAGTGGATGGTATACCACATGACTGATTAGTAAAATCTGAGATTCCTCCGTCAGTAATTAATATTATACTTTTTTCCGCAGTTAAATTATCGACATCTAGTAAATCATAAGCGTCTGATAACGCTCGTGACGCGTATGTTCCTCCACCATTAAATGGTGCGGTATCAACTGCATTTGTAAATATAGTATGGTCAGAAGTTAATCCAACTATTTGTGTGGTACTACTACAATTAGACCACCTTATTGCTGACATTCGAACCTCACCGAGATTCATTCTAGTTTCCAAATCATCGGCAATCGCAATAACACCGTCTTGCATATCTTGCCAATTAATAGAACCAACACTACCCGATTGGTCCATCAACACAACAATATCTTGTGGGTTACACAGTCCTTGACATGAATTACAATCTGAATACTCAGTGTTTACGCTCGACACATATATCGGTTCGTTAGTCTGAACTTCACCCAAGTATATAAGACAATGTTCATCTCCATTAACTAGTTCAGTGTGAAACGTACAACCTGTCGATTCTGTTGTACCAGTACAACTTACTGTAAGACCTGTAGAGTAAAGTATTTGAGGAAGTTGACAAGAGGATTCAGTACTTAAATCAAACTCAACCGTAGTGTCGTCAATCCATGGAAAAAAGGATATAAAATAAGCATTTGTCAAACAATTCGCTGGTGGATATCCTGACGGATTTATAGTAGTTAAGAATGGTGCATTACATCCTCCATTGTAAGAGGCGTGGAAAAGAGCCGCCACCCATATATCATCTCTTGTAATTTCATAGTTTGAATTCATAAGAGGACTTAAGTCACATACATTACCAATATAAAGTGGCATATTGTAAGTAACCGAATTATAGGTGTAAGCAGTTGTTCCATATACACAAGGTACGATATCAGTGTTTGTAAATTTTGTACAAGCAGAAAACTTTTGTGTAGTAAATAATGGGGTAGACGTAGTTGGTGTTGGTGTTGGAGTCTGTGTTACAGAGGTTGTTGGTGTAGTAGAAGGTGTTTGAGTAACTGAAGTTGTTGGTGTCTGACTTGGTGTTTGTGTAACTGTATTGGTTGGTGTTGGCGTCAATGATGGGCATGTCGGACATGTCCCATCCGTTGTATTACAAATACTTGATGTGAATGAAGCTATAAAATGGTCCGCTTCTGAAAGATATGGTGTACCAGTATAGTACCAACAAATTCCACTTAACACAAATCCATCACCAATGGATGGTGAACCCGTTACCCCAGTATCATATGATGCGGTTATTGTTTGACTACTATCACAACAATTTTCAAAGTATGCCGCTTCAACATCCGAACATCTACAGTCAGGTGTAGATGTAGAAGTACAAATATTATTAACTACATCACCTGTTAATACCGCGTATGACACTAATGAACTAAATACATCCGATACGGGCGTGCTAAATTTATAACAGGTATCCATAAACTGAAAACCTGAATTTGCTGCTGGTGTGTAATTACTATCTAATAAAACGTATATACCAGGTACCTCAGTACAACATCCATCTGTTAACCAAACAGTTTGATTTGATGCTCCACCATAATCCACATTTTCTTCACAACCTGTACCTGCAACGCTATCGGATATTGAGTTTTGCCATGTAAAAAATGTATTAGCGAAATAATAATTATCACTACCTGAGGCCATGTACTGAAGTTGTTGTTGTACTCCTGAAACTATATTTACCGCAATAATCTTAACCGGTGTGTCTATCGCGGGACTGTATAAACCTGTCTTAATTAAAGTCGCAGTATTAATGGCACTATTAGAACCGCAACCTCCGTAGTAATCTGAGATAGCACCATCTGTTATGATAATAATTGTTTTTTCAGCTGAAGATTCACTATAAGCACCAAATAATTGGTCATAAGCGTCATCTAATGCGGTATTCACGTATGTACCTCCTCCACTTGGACTTGCTGAGGTTATTGATGAAGTAAATGTACTGTGATTTGACGTTAAATTTGAAATAAGTTGTACTACCCCACAACTAGACCACTTATATGCCGCCATATTAACAAGTCCTAAGTCCATTTCCGCTTCAAGTAAATCTGCGATGTTGTTAACACCATTTTTCATAAAGACGAACTCGGAGGCGCTAATACTTGAGGATTGGTCTAATAAAAATACTATATCTTGTTTAGGACATACCTCAACACAATCAGTGCAATTAGTAAATCCAGTAAGTGCAATTACTGAAGTTGGGTTTGTAATGGTAGTGCTTATCTTATTAAAACATTTTACGTTTTTTGTGGTGGGGTCCTCAAATAGTATTGTTTGGAGTCCTGAATATTGAGCTCCTGTAGGCCAATTAATATCATTTGTAAAAAATGGTCTATCGTCGTCCGGACATCCTCTATATATATTACAATTAGTTAACGCCATGTTAGTATCAACTTCACAACCATCACAATCATCAAATTCGATAAAGGTGCATTCGTCGGAATTATACTCTTCTAATCTCTCATCAGTGTTTTCTTCTACTTGATAACATCCACTTTGTATACCTCCACACTCTATAAACCACGTTTCACCAACATTTAAATTTGTGGCCCCTGTAAAGTTAACCTTATACCTAAGGTCACCATCACAACTCTGTAATATATACTGTGTAAAACTCATGCTGTACAATTAATACTTATGTTGACACCCGCATTTATTTGTAAATTTTTATTAGTAAAATCATTATTACACCCAATATTTGATACTGTTATCGTACTACCGTTTATACTATAATCTAAACCGTCTTGAGATAAAGTACTTAGTGAGTTTTCGACCGCCGATAACCACTGTTGACTTGACGGATAATCACCACCACCATATCCCGTATAAAAAAGGTCTTTTCTTAACAAAGTACCACTTAACCTAATATCGACATACCACATACTTGTTAACGTGTTTAGTGTACAATCACTAACATTATAACCTTCACCCGCAACTGCGGTGTTAATGCTATTTATAAGTGTTGTTTGCGGGTTAGTTAATCCGATATCACAACTAAGTGTTTGGGTGACACAATCAGCACCTAATAATTGACCGGTAAATGTACACGGTATACATGGAATTGGTACTAACTCACACCCTCTCTGTCTCCTCCATACTACTTTTTGTCTTTGTAAGACATTATTTTCCATTTTTTGACCACCCATCCAAATGGTAGATGCGGGAATCATCTGTTCAATAAGTTTCATCCAGTAGTCACCAATACCATTTGTGAAATCAATCATTTTTTGGTAAGTGTACTTATTTGACGGTATACCTACGTTTTCTTCCGACTGTATATATTTCCAATAAACCGATTGTAGGGTTGGGTATCCTCCTCCCTTACCGTCAGTTATTGTTTGTCTATTTCTAACGTTTATCATATTACGATAGAACGTCTGCGCAAATTCAAAGAAAGTTTTTTCTTTTGGTTTTGGATTGATGACGGTCCAATCCGTACCTTCAGGATAGGGGTATGGTGAAGTTAAACCTGTCGATGGGAAAGGGTAATCATATTTTTTTGACATATCCCATATGTCATATATAATACCCTGACCCATATTTAATCCTAAGTCAATATTTTTTCTATTTAAAACCAATCTTTCATCATCGACAATGTAGTAAGCGTTATAACCCGCTTGGGTATTTCTTCTTAATCCTGTTTCGTCATCTGTCCAAGATTTGTTATTATCCTTTATAGTAGTAATACCAAAACCCAAATCCATATATGGGAAATGTCTAAACCTGTTAAAGTATTTTTCACCATATGTGAAGGGCTCTAACTTAGTTTGTACATCAGGATTTTGCCCTGTAAAAACAGAATTATCGGTGTCTATTCTAACAGGCGCTCTATGTTCGGGTGTTTGTTCATACCATCCCGAACCCTTTTCGAAGAATATATCCTCCGTAGGTGTCATGGATTTCGGATATCCATACTCGTCGACGGGATAATCACCCCTTGTACTATCTACAGAAGTTATCGATAATTCTGTGGTGAATCCCGTATACTGTACTCCTTCAAAACTAAAAGTGACGTTAGGATTTAATACAGGAGTTTCAGTAGTTTTGGTACCACCTGTTATTGTTGCATATTCTTCGTTGAACCTATCTACATTAATTGGTCCGTCAGCCAAATATATGGTCTCATTGAACTCAATTAATGCCTCAGGAGCTCCTATCATTCTCATCAACGCCTCTATTGACCTTCTAGTTCCCTTAGATTTGAATAGATATGCGGAATTTAATATTAGATTCCTGTAGTATTGATAATCTAATTCAGTCGGCGTTTTATCTCTAGTTTGTCCAGGGTATATCGATTGGTTTTTAGTTCCGAATATACTTTGTAAGAAGTCATCATTAGTTATTAAAGATATGTTAGTGTCCCATCCTAATGTCTGTGCTAAGTTTTTTAAAAGTTGTGAGGGTATATCGTTTTTTACTGTGTAGTTAACCGAATTCATAAAAGCCAATGCGTCAATGAACTTTTTAGTTTCATCAAAACTTCTACCGTACAACTGCAATACCTTCTCTACTTTTTTACCCTGAGTATCAAAGTCTTTAAAAGCTCCCGTTGTTAAAAATCTTGAGATTAAGTTTGACCTAAACTCGTCAATATCATCTGCGATGATGTTTAACCTCTCCATATATGATTCAAACTTCCCTGTTCGAATATCTAAATTCCAAAAACCATCTAATGGCCAAGTTACCTTTTGTCTAGTTTTATAGAAGTTACCATCTTCTCCCTCCCTCATGAACTCAAATTCCGCAGTATACTTAGGAGACACCAAACGATTCAATAAAAAGTCTTCAACTTCATCAAACGGGTCTTTAAATGCCTTTTCGGTTTCAAACTTATTTGGCTTTAATAGAATACTTTTTGTTGAATTTACTTCACCACTAAATGGGTTTCCTTCAACTACCACAGTTACGGTACCCGCCGATAACCTCGGCGATGCATCAAAATCAACAAATTTATATTCAGTTTCTAAATCTTCAAGGAATAGGGCGTATTTTAAAAAATTTCTTGTTAAATTTCTTAATGGACTAACCTCTAAAGGACGAACAGAAATGTTACGGTCAGCATTTTCAGAATAATCAATATCAAAAGTATTCTTAAATGTAGTAACGTCTAATTCAAAAGTTGTAAGACCTTCAACATTATCATAAGTTATGTTATACGCGGTATACCCTGTATTTAAACCGTAATAAATTTTGTCTATCTGAATTGCGGCAGGAAAATAATTTATTACCTTAGTAATAGACGATGAAAATCTTTTCCTTATTGAACCATAAAGTGAAAAATTAGTTACTTTAGATAAATCAAAATTAGGGTATACCCTAAAATTTTTGGCCATAATAATTTTAGACTCTTCTAAACTATTAAAATCTAAGTCGTTGAGGGATATCGGAGCGGAAAACACTCCCGTGTCAAAAGTTCTGTTAACCTTTTCAACAACGTTAGTGGTAAACTCAAAATTTCCTTGCGTAAGACCTCCACCATCAATCAGTTGAAAACCTACGAGTTCATCTGAAAAAGTCCCCCTAGCGTTAGGGGGAGCAGGTGGGTATCTATATTTATTGTCGGCCATTATCCTGTGATGTTTGTAAAGTTTTTACTAAAGTCTATATTACCACCTCGGTCTTGACGTACCTCGTATAATAGATTATTAAACTCATCACGAATTTCATATAAGTTGTATTGTTTGTAAATGTTAAGGTCACTATCGTATAACGTGTATACACCGTCCTCAATAGATTTAGTCTGATTACCGTAAAGAGCAATCGCCAACGTATCGATATCATGTTCCGCCATTTCTATCTCAACACTAATCGGATTAAAAAACGTATTCGTAATTATAATGTTTTGATTTGGTTGTCCGATAAATGGAGTGGCACTAGGTTTGTTGGAAGGCGCACTCGCGGGTGATACTGTACAAAATAGTAAGTCACTACCACTTTCTACGTATCTATATCTTATAGATTTTTGTGAAGAGTTTGTTAGGTTAGTAACTACGGGTTCACAATAGAAGGAAGATGTAATTATTCTATAAAAATTAGTTATTTTACTACCATCATCATTTAGGTATTCTACTCTGTGACCAACTAATCCCTGATTAATAAATCTATTTCTATATTGCGAAGGAACCTGATTTAAATCAACGATAATACCCTTAACATTAGGTAATGAAGATAGAACTCCACAATCTGTTATCGTTGTTCTTATCTCTACAGGTCTAATATAAAGTGTATAAATACCTATTTCGTTAAACTCGTCGGCTGGTAATTTTAAATTATACATACCTCCTAATATCTCCACATTAGCATTACCACCAGTACTGTCGTTATGAAAATAAGGCGTTAAAATTTCACTCGCGTTTAGTTTTTTTAACTCAAAATCGTTAGTAACGTCTCTTGAGGGGGTGTAGTTCAGTATTATCTCCACATCTTCGGGAGACATATCTGATGGTCTTGTTGTTCCGTATGTTCCTAACGCCATTTTACTCTTGTTCTTTTATTTTAAAGAAACCGTACCCATAAGATACTAAGTCTCCCATATTATCGACTTCTCCGAGTCTCTGTATTCCTTCGAAAGCAGAAATTTTACCTCTATCAATAAATATTTGGGATTGTATTTCTGGCGACGATACTACTCCAAATAATACTTCTTCTTTCGTAATTGGTTCTGCAGTAATCATATCCTCAGTTAATCCACTAGATTCCATGACAAAAACGGTCTTTTTGTTAGGATAATCAAAATAATTTACGTCTTGTATTGTATATGCAGTATATGATTCCGTAATCTCGGTGACTCTACCGTAGTTTTCATTTTTTCTTTTTACGACAACAGATGTGTCATATTTTGTTGGTCCGTATAGTTTTAGTTCAGTTAACTTGGAAGATGTGTAACCTGATATATTAAATGTCTCATTACTAGTCTGACCTGAAATAGTATTATTAGAATCGCCTGTAAAAATATAATTAGCATTAAATGAAACATTTGCCCAATTTCCTGACTGTGGTGTAAAAGTGACCTCATTAGGTTCATTATTAATTTCAACAGGAACATTAGGTAGTGTTACTTTTTTACTTATATTTGTAACCCCCCATGGATTTTTTTGTGTTAATTTTATTAGGTAAGTGTCATCAACGGATGGATAGGTATGTTCCATATAATCAGGAAAAACCGCGGTAAATGGTTCAATTGTTCCATCTCCCCAATTAATTTCATAAGTAGATAATTTTAAAAACTTTTTAAACTCATCTGAGGTGTTATATACTTTAATGTTATATTGGTTGGTGGTATCCCCGCTAACTGAAAAATTACTTACCACGTCTTTTTGTAATATAAAACCGTCAAATCCACTATAAAAACCCATATCATCAAAGGTTTGCTTAAAAACTATGGGTATGGTAAGTCCTGTCAATAAACTACTTCCACCTGTACCACCACTTAAAACTGCAGTCATCGCAGAATATACACCAAAAGTATTTCCACTATAGGTTTTTTGGAAAACATCACTTTTAAGTGATTCTGGAGATATTTTTATAAAATATTTTTCTTCATTCATCACGGATTCATATATTCAAACCATTTTATTTCTGAGTTAGTTCCTACTCTTTGATTTGTTTCAACATCAAACACTTCATAAATGTATTTTTCTGTGTCTAACTGAACTTTATAATAAAAAGACTTACTTTTATCGAAGTTGAACCTCTCAGATATTGAAGTTTGTCTTTTATTTAAAAATCTACTGAATTGACCTGTTTTCGCATTAAAAAACTTTGCTCCCATATAAAACGTATCGATATTTATGTAGTTTGGGTCCTTTAACCAATAAATGAAGTAACCCTCTTTATCCCCAATAAAGTCTAAAACGAAATTTGGTTTTTTTATCTCTACATTCGGTGGAGCTAATAATGGTGATGACGGACCCGAATTACCAATACCCTGTGGGTCGTTGTTAATATCACCTCCAGACCCCTGACTTTGCGTAGATATACTCGGTGTCGGTGTTATAGAAGGTGATGGACCGGGGGGCCATGGTGGGTAAGCGGGTGGTAAACCTGATGGAGTAATACTTGGTGTCGGTGTTGGTTCTACGCAACCACACCCAGAGGTACCCATTTGATTAAGGTCACTTATGTAAATAGATAATTCAGGGTCAGGTATTATTGTTTCGGTATCTACATTTATAAGTTCATAACAAATACCCGCAGAAGTTACAGTGTAATTAGTATTTGGATAATCCATTGAGTTAAACAAGTTAATATCTAAATCTCTATATAATATTTGTGAGTTACAACTACTAAAAGTCGCTTTATATGAAGGACCAAACGTAGTATTTGAATCTGTTTCTATTTTTGTATCATCTTCAACGATAATTCTTAAACCTGAATCACCTCCGCCAGGTGCAATAGAGGGCTGTGTTGGTCCGTTAACAAATGGGTTTGATATTATCGGGTCTGTATCCGAATTTCTAGTTTCTCCTTGTTGTGTGGGTATTATTATCGTTAAATATAGTTTTTGAGTCTCACTATCTGATGTATCATAAAGGTCCAATTTAAAGAAACTTCTTTTAAAAGAATTTGCGTTGTAGTAAATTTCGGCCTCTGTAAAACATTCTCCACTAAAATTAGGATTTTCAGTAAAAACATAGTCATTCACATATATTGAAGTAGAGACAGAGGTCTCATTAGCTATGTCAGTATTTCTATTGTAAAATGAGAATTGATATTCAATCGATGACTTTATTTCGTTATTTTTAATCCAGTCTTTATGTGAGTATCTAGTCACCTCAAAATCCTCAATAGGGTTTATCACTTCTTGTAATACCTCATCCTCATACTTATCTACCAAGTCATCTCTACCAAGCATGTCGTTTTTTATCTCAATAGGAATATTGAGGTATCTGTCTCCTGGTTGTATGTTGAATCTGTACTTATTCACAGTCATCTATTAATGGTGAGTAAATCACGTTATTATAATTATTTAAATCTTTCGCCATCGGAGATAATAAGAATAAAATATTAGTGTATGGATAATGACATCCGTTTAAAAATGGGTGATTGTATCCGTTACCATCCGTATCTATAAAGCCGTATGGATATATATCTCTCCATCTCCACTGATTATCGTTTTTTGATAAAAATGAGTAATCAGGTATTAAATCTACTTTATCCACGTCTCCTGTTTCTACATAGTCAGAATACGCAGCAATAGGAATTTTATAATGTGGTTTGTATGCATAACCACTCGGTAAAGTATTAATACTATTATTATCAAATATCTGCGGGTTATATGATATCTTATGGTTAATCTCACTTAATTCAGTCTCGGCACCTTCGTAGTTATTATATTCACAAACCCCACCCATAATTTCATCACCTTTACTTAAATTTTCGTTATAGTAAAAAGTGGTGTCATTAATAGTATATTCACCAAAGGGTATATTGTCTCGATTACTGTAGTTGTCTACATCCCACCAACTATCAATATCATTTTTTAAGAAGTTCATATCCCACCCAACTTGTAATCCTGTATTACTTGGGTTATTACCCAAATATGGATTATTGAACCATCCCATATATCCTTTATTAATTATCGTAACAAACAACTCCGTTATTGGTCTATCTAAATTATCTTTTAAACCACTTAAATCAATATCTTCATCAAAAGAAAACCCCACGGTTAATGACCCATCCTTAATTGATGTCCGTTGTATATTATTTGGTGTCAGTCCTGAATATTCTAACTTCTTTTTGATTGGGAATGGGTTGTTTTCAAAGCCCATCTTGGTTACGTCAGCATTGGTGGTGTCTGTCAAAATTTTATGAACTTTAACGTAGTAATTAGATGTAGTCTCTTCTTTATTATTAATGTCGCCAACCCTTCTAAAATTTCCAGTGGAGTAGTTACCAAAAAGAACACTTTCAAAACCATAATTAAAGATAGAAAACACTTTATCTTCATTACCGTATGAGTTATCACCTAAAGTATAAACCTCAAAATATCTCTTACCATCTATTTCATCCTTTGTATAAATCCAATCACCAATAGATAGATTATGTTTAATACCACAATAAAAAGTTATTAGATTTTTACCTGAATTTTGTCTATTAAGTATGTAGTACGGTACCCCATCGGTAACTACAAAATTATTAATGGACGTACCACTACTAAAGATAACCTTATGTTTCATAAGTTGGTCCTCTTTATTCTTATAACCGTAAGAAACATAACTAGTCCAATTATATGTTGTCGCACTTTTATTAATAAACGGGACATGACCTTCAATTCCCCTTGTTCTGTAAAAAGTAAATTCATCATATTGTGGATAACCTTCCCATATAATAGAACCATTTTCTAAATTATTTAATTCGTTTGTGTAGTATAAATTATTCTTAAATGGGGTGTACTGAGTCCCTCCCGATATTACATTATCAAATATATTTGTAATTTTACCCACTATTCTAAACTTACTAGACTTTTGTCTTTCATCGTCAAATTGTTGTTCTAAATTTAAAATTTTGGTTCTGTCTCCCTCAACTTTATTCCTTCTATTACTTTGTAAATCTACATCAATTCGCATATCGGAGTTTGAAGACCCAGCAAAACGGTCCTCACCCCTAACAATCCGAATTTCGTTAGATTTTTTATTACTCATTCTAAGTTAAAAATATATTTCTTTATATACCTATTCATTGCGGTTTTACCTCTTCTTAAACCAAAGTAAAAATGAAATGGATTACCCACTTTAAAGTTACCTTTAGCCAAATCGTCTGATAGTAAGTCAGAAATTACACCACCAGAAGAGTCTTCACAACTATTGGGACTATTCACTGGAAATTCGTCAAGTTCGGAATCACTACTACTTCTATTGTAAATATAACCAAGCCCATATCCTGAGTTAGGTTTCATATATTTTCCACTACCTTCAAAGAAGTCGTCCCCTTGATAAGTCGACGCATATATACATGACGTTTCCCATGTGTTTTGTTCAGTACCGAATAGTCCATTATCTTTTATCCTCCACATATAAAAAGGTATCACTTGAGAATTAGGGTAACCAAATGAATTAGTTGGTCCCTCAACTTCTGTACCGAATGTGGTAACTCCGTTTGTAATTAGTCTTCTATTCTGAGTATTAGAACTAAACCATATTCCAAACCTATCATCCTGTACGGTAATACTATCTTCATAGTTACCGTCAAGATAAGGTATAACCCCAAATTCACTGTTTATACTTATCATTTGAGCAAAATCACCATCAACTCTTGAATCAAAAGGATTGGTTATAAAGTCGGCAAATGCAGTGCCGTCAGCTATTGTATCAAACTCTCTTGAGAATATCGCCCCCACACTAGCGTCCCCCGCTCCTAATAATGTCTCTAAGAAACCTGCATTTGCAAGTCTTGATACCGCAAATAAGTTTATAATCGTACTTATATCCTTATATGATGATGACGTAACTAAATCAATAAAATAACCCTCAAACTCAGGTGAAAATGATATTTCTTTAGTAAACTCATCTCTTGGACCTAGCTCCATTATTGTAGTAGGACTCCATATATTTTTTTTGTTTTGCCCTGTGTAGTAATTTCTACCCGGTTCTTGTCCAACAAATTGATTACTCTCGTCATCATATGGAGTACTTCTATAGAAGAATGAGTTGGTATCAGTATTAAAGTATAGTGGTCCCTGATTCTTTCTGTTATCCCAAAATTGTTGAGGGTCACCACAATACCTATACCTTGTTGGTTCATTATCGCTATTAAATAATGTTTGTTTTTGTATTGCGGGCATATATAAGGTTCCATTTAACCAGTTATTTTGAAACATTTCTCCAATAATTCCTTGACATAGCGCATACATAAACCTTATCCTAACTCTCCATTCAAAGAACATAAGGATATCTCTTGGTATTGAGATAATAACCCTCTTAATAACAAACTGATAGCATCCGTTTACAACTCGTTCAGGACCCGTCCATACTTCATTTTCACTTAAATAACAAGGACTCGATATATCAAAATCTTCCCCATCCCCTTCGTAACAACCTAAAGGAACCATCCCTCCACAACTAAATGAAGAAATGACGTTAGCTACGGTTGAGTTCGCGTCTTCTAAATCATCAGCAGAATTACCACTACCATCCGCAGCTCCTATAACTTCACCTTCAGGTGTTGTAATAACACCATCATCACTTATGAAATACGTTTTTTGAATATTATTCATATGTAATGTGTATCTTCTGAATTCTTTTGCGTCACTTTCAAAATTTTCAAAGAAGTCACTCGATGGTAATCTATCGGAACGGAATACAATTTTATTGGATTGTGACATCCATGTGTGTGGGACTCCATTAGGGTACGTACCGTCACCGTTTTGTTCGTAATTTTTGGGTAAGTACAATGGGGAGACGCTTGTAATTCTATGTGCTGAAGAACCTAATTCTCTACGTTTTTTATTATTGGAGGTTCCGACAAAATCAGCGTATTGGTATCCGCACCCTTCAATCCTTTTTTGCATCCAAGGGTTCAACCCTGATTCAGGGAAGTTTTCATCGGGTAAGCTCACACCAAAATCACCCATGTAACCCGGCATGGCGTTACTTATTTGTCCATCAAGTGAACAATATTTATTAAAACTGTATGTTTTAAATGGTTGCCAATTTGACGAGTTTGGTGTAAATGTGTATGAAGAGTGATATAGTTTGTTCGCGTCACTCCAGTTACCTGACCCTCCTCCGTTATTCGAAGAGTACCACTTTAAACTACCAGGACTGTCTATTTCATAGTGTGGTGTTGGAGATTCACTATTTGTCCACCATTCATCACCACTACCTCCCCCGTTAGGTTGAATCGGTATATTCATATAATAATCACCTTCAACTACTCTAGCACCTACGTAATCGTTCTGACCGTTGATACCAAAACCGAATAATTTAGATAAATCGTATCTCATTTTTTGTCTCGGAGTATATACATCAACACCCCTAACAAAAAAGGCGACAACAATATTTTCATAATCATCGTATGACTCAGTAACCTTTAAATTAGATATAAACCCTTCTTCTTCAGAAGCTTCTTGTTTACAATTAATCTTACTTCTATAGGTCCTTACGAATTTTTTCAATAGGGCATCGTTTTCAAATTCCTTTAATTGCGTACTCATCTCATTCAATGTCATCGATGTGAGTACTTGGAAGTATTCAACCCCACTTTTAAACGTATAATAGGATGTGGTACTTGTATTAATTAAATTCGCATACCCAACACCAGTCTGTCCATTGGCCTGAACATATGGGACTTCCACTTGAGTATATGTGTTTGGGTTACCATTGGTACTTCCTGTAATAGACTCATTACCGAATTGGTTCCCGTTCTCATATGTGTTAACGTTGGGGTCGTTAATTTCATTTAAATCGTTAAAGGTCATTAGTGAACCTGTAGTTAGGTTGGTACCTGGGTCAAATAAGAATACGTTACACATATCTGTCCAAGGAGCGCCGTTTTGTGGTCCAAAGTCATCGTTAACACAACTAACTTGTATTCTATTTGTGGTCTTTCGTGATGAATAATTAGACCCGCCTGGCATGTTATTAAATAAACCATTCATACCCGCGTCACCAAAATACATACGTCTTCGATTCATTAAATTTAACGCCTGTGCCCAAGTGGGGTTATATTGGTATGCCCATCTTATCTTATATTTCTCATCATATACGTCTTTATAAACGGGGTATGCCGGTGATTTATACCACTCGAATTGGTCGTTTTTATTACCATTGTTTGGTACATTAGCGTCATTTTCTTTTATTATATTTTTATAAAAACTGTTATTATCATCTCTATTATCATATCCCGAACCAAGCAACCTTTTTGACAACCTAAATAAGTACGAGTTATCAAGTACTTCTCCACTACCGTAATCATTAACACATGACTGATTAAGGTCTGGGTCATACACATAAGCGTTACTAGATGTCGCATCTATAATTGCACCGAAAGCAAAATTAGCTTCAGTTTCAGCCGCAGACTGTTCCTGCTCACTACTATTATCGGTACTTTTTGTAGTACACTCACAAGCCTCACAGTCTGGATACGATAACATAGGTAGTGCTATAGTTTTAAACGGGTTCTCTTTTGGTAATGGCGTTAGTGTTGATTTTTGACAGTCTAAGTTTACCCCAGGTATCCAAGCGACCGCTTTACATAATGCATATATAATACCATTAATTATTGCGACTATAATGTTTATTATTATTCTTAGTATCGGGTAAAGAAATGCAAGAACGTGTGAGATTATAATTAAAGTAATTAATGGTACTGTTATAATACTTAATAAGAAGTTAAATATAAAAATGAAAGGACTCCCACTTCTAACGGCATCGTTAACTGGTGGAGTGTTATTAAGTGACTTACAACTGTCATCATTAATCTGTTTAATTCCTAAATGTTTTTTTCTATTGAATCCCCATTTAAACCTGTCAATATTACTCGCAACCGTATAAACTTTATTATAATTAAATTCATAGAAACTATCATTACAATTTATTGCGGAATCACTGTCATAATAGTCCTCCCAATCTAAAGAAAAGGCATATGATTTATTTCTTTTCTCTTCTGATGGTAAATCGTCAATCGTACTACCCGACCAACCATGTTCTTTAATATTAGGCACTAGAAAGTTAGCTCGTATAACATCTTCTTCTAACCCACCTTCATTTTGATACTTTATTTTAAACCTATATTTACCTTTTGTTGGGATTCCGTTTTTTGGGTCTATTGAAATTATCTGCTCCCCAAATTCATTTGTGGTGACGTAGTTTAGGTTCATAGGTAGGTCTATTAACCAAACACCCTCATCATCAATTACATTTCCACCCTCTTCAAGTTTATACTCTTCTATAATAGGTTTACCACTAAAATCAACGTCAATTGTTTGTCTAATAGCCAAAATTTGACCCGGACCAGTTTCTAAATTACATAAACCACCTGTTTTATTTTTTGGTTTACAATTGGCCCTTAGGTATTGGTCTTTTACTGTTGATATTAAAGACCCCATAAATATTGATGTCGGTTTTATTTCAATCCCCTCATCTCTCAAGTCAAAATCAGTACGGGTTAATCCTACATCACACAAGTCGTTCTCACCCCAAAACGGATAAACTTCAATTTCTTTAACAACATTCACTAATTGTGGTAAACTATTTAAGTCTTCACTTGCTTTAAACTGTTGACCGTTAAACTGAGTTTCAACTCCTCTACCCATCCTAATTAAATCTGCAGGTCTTAATGAAAACTGACCAATATTAGAAAGGTCTAAGTCCATTACTATTTTTTGCTGACCTAAAGGAACACCAAAAATCATAAAATCTCCCGATTCATTAGTTTTTACAGTGTATTTGTAATACTTCTCATAAACTTGTAAAACTTCACTCCTAGTTAAAACATCATCTCTAGATGGGAATGTCCCTGTCGGTGTATGCCCCCCGTATTGTTGTTCGTAAGGTAATAAGTTATATCTATACCCATCTTCATTCTTATCTATTATTTTTTTATAAGGGTAAAGTGTAGAAATTATCGGGTCATTAGCGTCTTCATTATCTAGTGGGACAAATATTGAAATGTTGACGTTCGGAACTCCGAAGCCTCCATTAACTACTACCCTACCAGCGACAACACCATAATCCGCACAAAACCTATCATACAAATCCTCTTGTCTAAACTTTAATGACAAAACTTCTAAGAAATCAAAGTCCTGGTCAATATTGAGTCTGACTTCTTTGTCGACCCCTACTTCTGTTCTAAACCTATATGATTTTGACATAAAATACTTTTAAGATAAATAGTTATTCATCTTAATTTTAATTTTAAAAAAATAAAAGTATATGAATGCGTTATGAGAACTCTACGTTCTTAAGTTGTTTGATTCTGACTTTAATATCTTTTTCAGGAAACCTTATCTGATATATCTGATTAGGTTGTGCAAAAATAGTATCATCTATCAACTCAATTTGTTTAGAATTTTTATTAACGTATCTTTGAGATGTCTCGGACGATGAGTATTGACCTCCTGTTTTATTAAACACTTTTAAATCCGCCAATGTACTAACTCCTGGTATATCTTGTATAATTCTTCTAATGTCAGATATGTTAACATTTTTACCTAATAAATTAGTCATCGGAGATAAGTAAGATTCGACACTATTAACTATACTAGTTACAACCTGTCCTTGGTTTTCTGTGGATGTCATAGCAACACTGAACTCAAACTCTAAATCAATAACATCAGCACTCCGTATAGATATGTAATCATTTATCATACGATAATTAGAAAGGTAGTTAGCAATATTATCTTTTAATGTTTTAGACACATTACTAGTTAACTTTCTGTTTGAGTCGTATGATAATACTTCAATTTTTATCTTATTATCTTCCTCAACAATCGCAGCCTTTGCAGGTGCACCAAATCTACTTGGCATCGTTCTTATTAAAGAATTATAGTCGTTTATAGTAACCGCTCTTTTTTGTGCTGAAAAGTTATAAGTTACCATATTTCTAACCTCTTCTGTTGTAGGTAAGTCACCTCCTCCGATAGCGGCGGTTACATTATTACATCTTAAACTTTGAATTACATTCTGATTAATGTTCTGTGATGGTCCGTTTACCGCAAAATTTACATTACCGATTTGATTAATCGTATTAACCCCTATATTTGATGTCGCACCACCTCCGATTCTATATTTAACAAATAATGTCGTATTCGCTTTAACTGTTTTACCAAGTGCAATGTTGTTTTGATAATCCTGTAACCTTAATGGTATCCCCGTTCTTGCAAACTCGGCAAGTTGGTCGTCAGCGGTTACGGTAGCACTACCAAATTGGACTCTACAATATCCTTCAGGTGTGTATTCGGATATAAATCTGTTTTCAGTCTCTATATATTTTCCGACTTTTATACCTGGATTGTCTGACGCCTTACTTGGGTCTTCAACAAATACCGTATTTTCTGCTAACGCATCGACCTCATACCATTTATCGGGTGAAGTGATAAACTCATCATATGTCGGCGGACTAGAATAGGATGTCCCATCTTTTTGAATTAAAGATGTTATACTTATTACATTTTTTTCAGGTAAAAAGAAATCGTAAAATGGTTTTACATCGTTACTATTAATTACTTTTTTGAAAACCTTTGTAGTTCCATTAACAACCACTTCTCTTTTTGTGATGGTATAATTTACTATTCTATTATTAGAATCAAAGTTCGGTATTTTAGTTCTGTTTGGAAACCCTTTACTATTATACTGAGTACTAAAATCAATATCGTCTTGATTTTCGAATATCTGACCAGCACCTATGAACTGAGAGCCCGACCTTATAATTCCTAAATATCTACTATCTTCTTGGTCCCCAAAAGCAGGTACGGTTATAGAAACGTCAACCAACGCAATTGACGGTCGGTTTCCAGGTATCTTTAGTCCGTATGTTCTTGCTATATTATATATAGATGATTTTTGTTGAGCATACTGTAGAACAGTTTCTTGAACACTTCTGTCAATGTGATAATGTAAATTATCTCCAATTGCAGCGTTTAAATCTAAAAATACAGAATAAACTGACGCATCATTAAAATTATCAATTAATTCAGGATAATATTGACGTGTAAAATTAATAAGGTCTTGCCTTAGTCCTTCAAAATCTCTATCTGTGTATGATATTTTACGATTAGCCATTTACCTTAAATATTAATAATAATGAAATCTCTCGTATCAAATGTACTATCTTTGATTGAATAGTCTATTTTAACTTTGGCGGTGTACTCTTCAACCCCCTCACCCGCTGTTCTAAATATATCAAACATTTCATATGTTGAGCTCTGGTCCTCGACGTTTAAATCACCTATAGGACTCTTATCATCCTCACTATATGGTTCAATTGTGATATCATTTATCTGTAGGTTAGGTATGTATTTATCACACGCTATTTGTATATCTGACTTTATTGCGTCAAATGTAGGTCCATCCATAGGTTCAAAAATAAACTCATATATTCTAGTTCCAAAATCAGGTAAATAATATCTACTACCCTTTCTTGTTAATATTAAATGAAGTAAATCTGCCCTTACTTCTTCAGGTACATTTTCTGTTAAGTCTAAGTAAGTACCGTCAGTACTTTCTCTAAAAGGAAAATTTACACCATAAGTTTTCTTTATCGCCATAACAATAAATATAACTTAGAGTATTTTTATAAAAAAACCCGTGTTAAACACGGGTCTTTTTTTATCCTTCACATGCGACACATTGTAGGTCATTTAAATTCAACTTCTTTCTTGCAAATGCCTGAGCCGAGTTCATTGAGTGTTGGTAGTATAGTGTTTTAACTCCTAACTTCCATGAATCAATCAATAACTTATTAACATCTCTTGTCGGCATATCAGGAGATACCATTAAGTTTAATGACTGCGATTGGTCAATGTATTGTTGTCTGACCGCAGCCTGATTAATTATTGACGCTTGATTGATTTCTGAAAAAGTTCTAAAAACATCTTTTTGCTCGTCACTTAAAAAATCTAAGTGTTGTACTGAACCGTCTTTCTTTTTAATCGTATCCCACACTTCTTTAGTGTCTTTCCCTATTTCAAGTAACAGGGTTTTAAGTATTGGGTTCTTAATCGTGACTTTCATTTTAGCAACGTCTTTTACATAACAGTTAGACCATATAGGTTCGATTGACTGTGACACTTGACCTAAAATAAACGCGGATGATGTTGTCGGAGCAATCGCGTTAAGTGTAACGTTTCTGCGCCCATAACCCTTAAGATATTCAGGTTCTCCAAATTTTTCAGCTAGCTCAGAAGATGCGTTGTATGATTTTTCTTTGATGTTTTTAAATACCTCTACATTCAATCTTGCACTTTCTTTAGTGTCAAACCCCAACCCTTTCGATTGGAGTAGTGAATGCCACCCTAAAACACCTAATCCTAACGCTCTTTGTCTTTTAGCGAAGTTGTATGCCTTCTCCAAGTAGAAGAATGCCCTATTACCTTCAATAGAACCGTCAGATTTTAGGTCTTCAATTTTAGTTAAAAACTCAGTAACAACCGCGTCAAGAAAGTAAGTCATAGTTTCAACCGCATCTGTGTCTTTCCATTCGTCATAATGTAGAGCGTTCATAGATGACAATACACAAACAAAAGATTCTTCTTCTGAATTGTGAAGTGCAATTTCAGAACAAAGGTTAGAATTATAAATTTTAGCCCCTTTATCTCTATATACATCGGGAGAGTTGTTATTCATAGTATCACTAAACATGATATATGGATAACCAATTTCACCTCGTCTCTGAATTACTTTAGCCCAAATTGCTCTCTTCTCTTCGTCACCCCCAATCATTTCTTTCATGAAGTCATCACTAACAGTTACTGCATGTGTTAAATCTTGAATAGGGAACCCTTCAGTACCGATTTCAAGGAACTCCATAATATCAGGGTGCTCTACAGGTAAGTAAGGTGAAAAACGACCTCTTCGAGTAGCTCCTTGTGAGATGTTATCAACGACACTTTCGAATAAATTCATAAAGTGAACCGCTCCAGGCGCTTGCCCGTTATCGGTAATATATGCACCTCTTTCACGAATATTTCCAAAGTAACCTGAAGTTCCTCCACCCATTTTACTCATTTCACCAACTTCCGCCTGTGTAAACAAAATGGATTCAATATTGTCACCAATGTTAGACCCAAAACAACTAACGGGTAGTCCCCTCTTTTTTCCAAAATTAGCCCAAACAGGTGATGATAACGAATACCATCCCTTACCCATATATTCATAAAATTTATCAGCAAATCCTTCGATTCCTAATATTTTCTCTGCATGGTCTGCAATTGTTCTAATTCTTTCTAAAGGTTCCTCTCCCTCACTTAAATACCCTCTACGTAAAAAGGTTATGGATTCTTCATTAATCCAATCAAAAAGTTTTCTATTTTTCATTTTTTATATCATAATTAAATTAAAATAAGTCGTTTGACGTAATCGATTTTGATTTCTTACTATAATTAATACTTCTTTTATTGAAGAAATCTGTATGTTTTGTTGTTAAAATTTCATCATCAAACCATTCAGTAGTCTCAAGTAATGTTTCATTTACGGTGAATATACTATCAATACCGATTGAGTTTAATGATACGTTAAATCTGTGTTTTATAAACTCCATAGTTTGTTTTTTAGTTAGGAAGTCTAAGTCTCCTTTCTCAAAAATCCAATTGACAATCTCGATTTCTGCGTCACACGCTTCCAATGTCGCATCAATTAAATCTTCAACTAACTCTTCTGTCCACCAATGTGGATTTTCCTTCTTAATTAAGTTTACTAAGTCAAATCCAAAACTAGCGTGAATATTCTCTTCCTTAGATGTCGCCTCAACAGCGTTACTAATACCCTTTAACATATTCTTGTGTTTGTTAAATGACATAATAACTAAGAACTGTGAGAATAGTGATACGTTCTCAATAAACATCGAGAATAGTATTACGGACTCAAAGTATTCCTTGTTCTCAACACTTTTTGAGTTTGAAATGGATTTTTCTAAATATTTAATTCTTCTTCTAATCGCGGGTACCTGCATTAGACTTTCAAATTCTTTGTTTAAACCTAACAACTGTATTAGGTGTGAATAAGCATCAGCATGTCTTACTTCTGACTCCGCGAATGTAGCTCCTACGTTACCGATTTCTGGTTTTGGCATCCTTTTATATATGTCCCCCCAAAATGTTTTAACGGCAATCTCAATCTGAGAAATTGCCAACATCGCTCTTTCAAGTGCAGATTTTTCTTTTTCATCTAAGTGCACTTTAAAATCCTGTATATCTGAAGTAAAATTAAACTCTGTATGTACCCAGTATGAATGTCTAATTGCATCGACAAACTCATTTAACTCAGGATAATCATAAGGTTTTAAATTAACTCTTTTCGAAAATATATCAGGTCTATTCTTAGCCCTATATACAATATACTCTTTTGCCACTTCGTTAAGTCCGTTATCCATTAGTTTGTTCTCAACCATATCATGAATATCGTCAACATGTGGTATTCTTTCTTTATCGTTTCTAAACAACGCCTTCGCAGTAATACGAGCGATTTTCTCCGCCATTACCTCATCGACCTGATTAGTACTCTTCATTGCTTTTAAAACCGCAACTTCAATTTTTTCAGTTTTAAAAACGACTTTATCGCCACTTCTTTTTATTACATAGCGCATATCTGTCTCTATTTTATTCATTAGATTCTCCATCTTTTAAGACAATTAATTAAGATTTATTTTCTTTTTGTTTCCTTTTTTCAAGAAGTTCACGGATTCTTTCTTTGTTTTTTTCCTCCTTTTGTTCTTCAAGACCAAGGAACGTAACACTTTGTTCAGTATCAATTACTATCATCTCGTTATCAAACTTACAGTTTTCAAACACAATTCCATCTTTACCGATACGTGATTTAGTAATCGCAATAGTAGCTAAGTTCATTTCTTTTTGTTGTAATGATTTAGCGACTGAGATAATAACGTGACCTACCTGTGCTTTTTTAATTGAACCTCCCATTTGGTCCGTGGTAACAACTTCAGAGGAAATAGAACTTCTATTACCTTGAGTTGCCGTCCAACCAACTAAGTTCAATTCGTGACACATGGACTCGAAACCCCTCATAACCGAACCTTCACTTTTCCATTCATCCCCTAAGTTCTTATCAGGAACAACACAATCGATATAATCTAAAACGACTAAATCTATTTTTGTTCCCTCAGCAGTCATCTTACGAATCTGATTTTTAATCTGATTCATTGTAAGAGTATCTGATGGTAGTTTTTTAAGAACTAATTTGTTAGGTGCATTTTCTCTGATTTCCTGAACTTTATTTATTACTTTGTCTTTATGCATTGACAGTAAATCGGGTGCTATTTCAGTCCATAGAGTAAAATGTTTCCTTTGAATAATTTTAGGATTGTCTTCAAAGAAAATTTGAAGAACGTTATATCCTAAGTTGAATGCGTGGTTTGAAATCTTTGTGAGGAAGGTAGATTTACCAACACCCGTTGGTGCTAATATAACTCCTATTTCCCCTTTTGCCATTCCACCTTTAAGTAGGTTGTCGATACCCGGTATCCCCATAGGGATTGGGTGCCTAAAGTCTTCTTCAAGTACCTCTTCAAGGTTAGTAAAAACCTCAGAAGTACCTGTATCTACTTCCCCAACTTGTAAGGCTTCCCTCACCATTTCCTCCAAGTGGTCATAAGACTCAAAATCACCTTTATCGATGATTTTTTGAGCCCTAGACATAACCTTCTGAAGTTCTTGTTGTTTGCAAAATTTAAGACCTTTTTCCTGAACGAAGGTTTCTCCTTCAGCAGGGGCTTCTTTAACTTGCTCTAACATATCAAGAACCATCTTCTGAGCCATAGGAGATGAGACTTCTGACTTAATAAGTTGTTCAAGGGTATTGTATGAAGGTGTATGTTCATACTTTTGGTAATACTCCTTTAGGACCTGCATAATCAACTTAAAATACTGATTATCAAAATATTTAGGTTCAATCACGTCAACAATAGAAGTAGCAAAGTCCTTATAAAGAACGATGTTATTTAATAACTGAATTTGAAATGTGTTTCCGAGATATCCGAAATTTTTTTCTTTCGACATGTTGATTGTGATTACTAATAATGTGTCTTAATAAATATATTCAAGAAAGGGTATATTCCATATAATTCTGTGTCAATTTGTCAGAAGAAAAAACTTCAGTCAAGGACTTCAGAATGGACTTTAAATGAGGTCTTACGTCAACCGTGTACCTAATCTTCGGTGGGTATCTCTTGCCGTCCCAACCTCGATGCATGATAACTTCGTCATTATATTTAACATAGATGTTAAATACCTCGTCATCATCAGTCATAGAGGTGTCTAAAATTTTTGGGTCAGACATAATCTGATACTGGTTCTCCAGCATGTACCAAATTGTTTTAGATTTCAAATCGCCATGAATTTTCATATATACGTCATTAACTGCGTCAGCTAATTCCATACTATTTTTAGCGTCTACGTTAAATCCTTTAACATTGTAATACCTCTGTACAATGATATTGTCATTCAATGTGAGTAGAAACTCCATCTTAGTAATGTCATTCTTTTCTTTACTCATTTTTTGTTTTTTTTAATTAGTTTTTCTAAATCTTCTTTTTTCTTTTCTTGTAAGTTTCATAAAAGGTGTCAAGAAATACACCCATGCGTTGTCTGTTTTAGGTAAGTACTTAAAAATCCCGTCATCCATCATCATTCTCATAAGATTTTGATATCCCCGACCTTCAGGGTCAATATCTTCTTTATAATAAAGTTCAACGAGTTCCCTTGCTTCGTCAGTTAACAAAGGTAAGGATAAATCCACTAAACTTCTATTAATAACATAGAATTCTTCACCATATACCCCCCTTTTTGTTTTACCTGAAAGTAAATTTTGTAATGCTCTGTTATCTTTGTCATTTTCGTGTAGTTGTTCACCCTTCTGTAAAATATCGTCAACACTAACGACAGAATCAACTATCTCAGGAAAAAGTTTTACAAATGTTTTTTCACCAAAATAATATATCCCGTCAATATTATCAGACTTATCACCTGATATTATTTTAAATGTTGTAACATTCTGATGAGGTATAGAAATATCTTTAAGTTTTACCTTATCACCAAACTTAATCATTTGTTTTTGAGTTGGTGAGTAGACTTGTACTCTTTCGGAAATTAGTTGTGTTAAGTCTTTATCCGCCGAGAATATTGTTTTGTTTTCATCTTCAGATATTTGACAGTAGTATGCTATCATATCGTCCGATTCATTACCATCAACAACAACCTGACGAATAAACATCTCTTCCAAGTACTCTTTCACTCTCTTTTGTTGCCAATTAAAAGATTGTTTTTGGATATCGTTTAGTCTGTTATAACGACGATTCTCTTTGTATTCAGGAAAAATCTTTTTCCTTTGATTAGAGTTGTCATTGCCGTCCCAAAAAACAATAACCTTATCGTAGTTGTATTCGGATATAAATCGTCTAATTGTATTCACAAAGTGGTAGATTCCACCTATGTGATTACCCTTATGGTAATATTCCCGAACACCGTGATATCCAATCTTAAATAGATTGTTACCGTCCACTAATAAGGTTTTTGTCACTTGTTTTAAATTACGCGATTAGACTATCTTCTTCCAACTTAAAATCACTACCTGTTCCAATAATATCTTTCCAATACTCAGAATGTTCTGACTTGTACTTTTCAATAGACTTCTTCTCTTCCGTTGAGTCTTTACCCGCTAAGAATCCATGAGCAGTTACAAGTATTCTACCATCTTCATATCCTAGTCCGTTAATGTGGTTTTTCATTACAGAGACTTTTGTTCTGCTAGCGAATTTTACTTTTCTTTTGTCTTTTACTGCAGTAATCTTCGTAGTTCCTGCATTCTTTTGATTACCAAACAAGAATACCATTGATGAGTTCAACCAAATCGCTTCACCACCCTTCGCCTTGATTTTAGGTTGTCCAAAAGGATTGTCGGGGAGTTCTACCCATGGTTGATTAACAATAACCAAAGTGTTTTCGTGTTTAGAGTCTGACCTACGTGAACCTGATATTCTTTGGTTAATACCCATTCCTATTTTGTCTGCGAGTACCGCAGCGTTGTGTTGTTTACCTCCTTTACCGTCATAAGTCATCTTACAAGGTACAGAACCTACCGAGTCCCAAAGGAAAAGAAGGTCATAATCCAAGTCTCCCTTTTCTTGCGCATCTAACAAAGAATTGATATAGTCTGTAATTTGCTCGATGTATTCAAAGTTGTTATTGAAGATAAAAAATCCATCCCAATCCAACTCTCCAGTTTCTTCATCCACTAATTCTTCACATTCAAAACCCATAAGTTTTGCGTGGTCAAACGACCATTTTTGTTCCGTAATGATAAATACTGGAAGAATACCTCTCTTTTGTGCGTCAACCGCCGCTTTAACCAAAGCAGTTGTTTTACCTGTGTCTGAATGACCCAAGAACATATTAAGATGTCCCATAGCAGGTCCAGGTACTCCTACGGCATCCAAAAAATCAGTGCCCAAGTCATAGAATCTTTGAGGTTTGAATTTTGCCGAAGAAGAAAACTGCTTCTTTATGTCTTTAAATGATTTTTTCTTAATTGCCATTGTATTTTGTTTTTTTCATTACAAAAATTTCATAATGATAAAGATGGGAGAGTTGTTACACCCCCCCATCTATTGTTTTGTTTTTGTTAGAAAGGAAGGTCTTCGTCAACCTGCATTTTTGTTTGTGGGTCTTTTAATTCTTCAGTAGTTTCTGTCTTAGTAGTTGTAGTACCACCAATTGTTTCGGTAGTGTCGTCACCATAGACAAACTTCTTAAGTTCAGAATCCCATACAGGTGTCTCACCACGTGCAACCGCCTCAAGATACTCAATAGGTCTTTGTGCGTAAACGTCAGACCATGTCATACCATCTTCTATCCATTCTTTCATTTGGTCCGCATCTCCACTTAAAGGACATGGGTCATCATACATGATTGTCTGAACAACGGTGTATTCAATTCCTGAATTAGTCTTAGATTTAGATAGTTCGACAATGAGGTCACGACCTTCGTTACCATCCGTAACGTCTCCTTTTGCCCTCCAAATAGGAATGATTTTATCGAGAATACCCTCCTGCTTATAGTTGTCTTTAAATCTCCAAAACTTTACCCCGTCTTCTTCATTATCTCGGTCAATAACCTTCACAATGTAAAACTTACGAGGTCGGTATTGCATTGCCAACTTCTTATCCGCCTCTTTACCCGTAGACATGAGTTCTTCATATACTTCAGTTAGTGGTGAACGTTCTCCATCATTTTTTCCTGGGTCGTATAGTTTAACCCATCGTCCATCAACTTGTACTTCGTGAAACCATACCTCCTTAAATGGTGATGAACCGTCAGGAGTGGGGAGTATTCTAATTCGTGATTGCCCTGATTTGGTTCCTTTAGGTAGATACGTAGTGTAGTATTTTTTAAGACGTTCTTGTTGCGTCATTCCGTCTCCACCACCGCGAGACTCTGTGTTTTTTTCGTACTGTGCCAGTACTGCGTCGAGTGCATTTGCCATAATTTTTTTCTTTTATTCGTTAAATTTTTATCTATTACTCAATGTAAAATATAACAACGAAAAACACTAAGTCAAATGATACACATAAAAAAGGACCATCAATATGGTCCTTTTTTTATTCTGATATGTCAGTACGAACTATTAGAACCCCTTCTTCCGTTGGGTGTTTTTCAATCACCCATGTGATACCGTTCCAATCTGTCCATTTTTCACCGACTTTAATTGTACTCTCCCAATACTTTATAGGGTATTGTCCGTCCCAATATGTGGGAATCATTGCGTCAAATCCAAATTTACTAGGATTTTTGTATACTTTTGTTGGGATTGTATTATAACATCCCGAAAATAAAAAAGTAATTAATATTAATAGTATTTTATAATCTATCTTCATCTTCAAATGGTTTATCAAAAGACTTTTTGATATCACCATCAGAATAACTTTCAACATCGTCAGAGGTTAAAACGTATTCGTTTTTACCTGTTTGTTCTAACTCATCTTGTTTGTCCATAAAGAAGTCTGTTAGTTTTTGATTGTATGGATAACTATCAAGACTTCTCAACTGTAATTTTTCTTCAGGTGATTTTTGTCTGTATTTTTCAACTTTTTGTTCTAAGTCGTTAATCTTATTTAAGATAGTGTCCATCTCACCTAATTTAGAAGTTAAATCATCTAACTTACTAAACATATTCTCCATATACTCATCCTGTTTGTCAGAAATATCTTTCTGAGTTGTTACTAAATCTGTAATGTCTAACTCCTCAACACCACCTTCATCAGTAATATCGACACTTTCATCTCCAACAACTTCAACATCTGGGTCACTATCAACGTCTACAGGTTCAGGAACTTCCTCAACATTTGTTTCGGTATCTACACCCATTTCCAAATTTTCATCACCACCTTCATCAGGTAGTGGGGGTAATTCAGTATCTTCCTGCTCAATGATATAATTAGTTATCTTATTATATCTTTCAATTTCATTTATAATTTTTTTATCTATAGACATTTTTCTAATTTTTAACCATTTAATAATGTTTTTACGCCATGTCGTGTCTCAACTTTCATAGTTCTATTAACCTTCATAGTGTTATCAACTCTTTCAATTAAACCATCTCTCATTCTGACGGTATAACAATCTCCAGTATCTAAATCACAAACTTCTTTATAACCATCACCATTATCTCTTTCAGTAATTCTACTATCTTTTTGTAGGTAGTCGTCTAATAAATTTTTAATGTTCATTTGTAATCTTTTTATATAAATATGTTTATTGTTAGGAATATTCAACTTTCACCTCTCTGTATCACAGATTTAAATATATCTAACCACTGTTCATAATTAGTTTTGAATTTTTCGTTGGTTTGTTTTTGATAATTAACCTCTTTTATAATATCAGATGCACTTCCGTTAATTGTCGGATTAGAGTAAATATTACTCATATAAACAGTTGTTAAAGTTTTAGGTAATTCATCTATAACTGCCCCTTGTTGTAGTACATCGTATATTGCATCGGCCATGGGTCCGATTGGGTTAAGTGTTGCTCTCATAAAATCTAATGATTTTTCGATATTATCAAATGATGCTATTGTTGTTAAAATCCCCCCATATTGTACACAAACCTGAGAATCGAAGAATTGGTCTCTATTAGTTACTAATATATCAGTTCTTACATCCATAATATTGTTATTATAGCAATTTTCTCTGATTGACTGATTTTGTGTCGATATTCCGTATATTAATGTTTTTATCTTATCACTTGTAAAATCTTTACTGTTAACATAATCAATAACTTCTTGCGCTTGTATTGGTGTTTTTACCATTTCGGTAAATGGTTTTTGAGGATATTTGGTAATCTCTTGTCCCTTTTCTTCTGGTCCTTGGGAGATGTTTTTCATCTTAGTTAATGCTAAATCATTTTCCGTCCCACCTGTTTTAGCGTTTGTTTCAATTTGTCTGACTTTCTCCTCCCATTGTTTTAATAGCTGTCTATTAACACTAGCAACTAACTTATCAGGTGGTGATAGTGCAAATTTCGGTATTCTTACCCCGTCAAAATTAGTGGTAAAACCTCTATTAGTTATATTATGTGTTACATTCATAATTAAATACGGTCCATAAAATAAGGGTACGTTTGTTAGGTTAAAGTACATCGTGGGTTGTATCATAGCGTTACCCATAGACTGTACTTGACATGTATAACTTCTAGTTTTATAAAAATTATAAAGAGATTGAGATTGTTGAGCCACTTGTTGACCCGAAGCTTGAGAACCTATGTCCTCCAATACTTGGAATGTCGGTCCAATATTTTTGTGTTGATTCATGTCTATAGAGACTGAGTTAAATACTCCCTGATTTCTTTTTCCGAAATCTACCTGAAATCCTACACATCTATTACTATCAGAATAGTTAGTTTTGTTTGTTTGATTTTCTCTTAATGGGCAATCCGATGGGTTTGTTATATCAAACGCGTCGTCACCTTTTCTAAAAGTATTATTCTGCCCTGTACCTAAATTAGAGGATGGTTCACCAACATAAATTCCAATCATTCTCGGTCTACTATCTCTAGTATCGACTTCCATAAACGTACCGAATAGGTCATTCGGTATGTCTTGTGGTAATGGTTCATTTTTCTTAGTCCTATCATTTCTACCGTAGAAATTAGTATACGCGGGTGTTGGTATAAATGTAAAATTATTTTTTTGGTATATCAGACCTAATAACCCATAAACTGACATTTTGTCACTTCTACCTGTTATAAAACCTTCTAATTCGGAAATATTTACAACTACCTTATCCCCCACCGGTCTGTTCGCTCTATCTAAAAATAAGAAGTCTTCAAAAATAGTTCTGTTTTTAAAGTCTTGACCTGCCACCCATTTATCATTAAGTGCTTGAAACGTTTTCCATAGTTCAAGTTTTGGTATATTTCCGTCTATCTTAGACAGTCCTAATGATTCTTCAGTAATAGATACCGATGGTAAATCTCTATTCAATTTTATAAATATCTGATTTAGTATATCCTTTTGGAAGTTTTCTTGTTCCCCAAGGTACTCGTTAATTTCGTTTATAAAATTATCTTTATTCATCGTTTGGTCTTTCGACTTTTTAGATGCATAAATTTTTATGATAGGAGATAATAGTTGAACATTACTTTCAGTAAATTCAAATTCCATATCAACAAAAAAGTCGGTTAGATATGAGCCGTTATCTCCATACTTAAATCCTCCCTCGGAGAAATCTCCAACATATTCATACATTGCCTTCCACGCACTCGGATAAGACGCCTTACTTGACCCTAAACTTACACCTCCACCTTCGGTAGGTAATGAGTTCTGTACATAGTTTCCAAAATTATAAGGGTCTTCAATTTTTTGTGACGATAATGTTGTTAATGAACCATAAACTTTATTATTATATTTCGATGGGTTTCCAATTTTAAGTATGATATCTTTATTTGTGAGTACGTCCAAATTATAGTTTATGAATTGTGTGCTTTGTGAGTTAGTTAAACTTTTCAATACATTGTCAAAATTTAACTGTTCACTAGGAGCATTAACCATTAATAAAGATTTTAAAACTTCATGAATATTTAAATCATATTTATATAAATTAGGTCCATTGTATAAACTTTCCTGATTTTCATAAACCGATTTCCATCTACTCAGTTCAGTTGAAGGGACTTCTCCATTTTCATATTGACCCCTCACCTCTTCACTATTTATAAACTCTTCAAATGTTGTGTTTCCTCTGTTAACTAAGAATTGTGTTTTATTCGGTGGTTGACAAAAATTTAAAAAGTGTTGTTCAAATAAATCCAACATGTCTTTAGTAAAGACACCGAAAATATCATCTATCGATGAATAAGTTAAAGAAGTATCATTACCTAAATTAAACGCCTGTGTATTTTTATTTTCAGGGTTAATATGTTTTATATATTGATTAGGTTTTGGTTTATCAATCATTTCATTTGAGTAGTATCCGTAGTTTGAAGATGACCATAATGACCTTACCCCTCCATTATAAATCGATGGGTTTGTTGTTACATTTTGTTTGTGGTTACCAACCGCATCAAAACATTCAAATCTTGTTTGATTAAATTTAGCTTCACCAAAAGAAGGTATTATTAGTACCTTATTTTCTTTATTCTCTCTAAAATCATAATTACCTAAAACATTAAAGTACTGTGACCATGTATTCATCTGATAATCGGTCTCAGGGTCTTTAGAAAGTTTTATTTTTGTTTTTGATGTCGTACCTATTTGTAATCCTTTTTCGGTTTGAGCGCTTTGTAGTTCTGACGATGAATACGTACTAAATACGTCTTTTTTGGTGAAGAAATAATAAACGTCATTCATCACTTTAGGGAAGAATCCGTTTTGGACTCTTGTCGACTCAAGGTTTATCGTGACGTTCAAATCTCCCCCTAAAAATGCGGGGTCACCCTGATTCAGTTGTATTATATCGGTAAATTGCTCATATTGTTTTATTGTGGTATTATCACCATTATAATCATTAAAACTATATGACTTAGACGTGTTGTTTGAAATGGGGTCATATGCGTTTACATAATCGAAATCTTTCCATACATCATCTAAAATATCTATATTATCATTTTGATATTTTTTATATCTATGCCATATCGAACCATACTTTAATATGAAAGGGTATGGTAGTTTATGAATAGCCGAATACTTGTTTAATGTTGCAAAAATATAATTTAACTCTGTGGTTATTGTATTTGAGTTTGTTTTAAACTTTTCTTTTAGTGTGGATAAAGGTAAAGAATTTAAGTACAAATAACCTAAAGCGGTATATGGATTTTCAATTTCATTTTTTTCGTTTTCAACTCCTTTCATAATTGAGTTGATGAAATATGGTGTATTAAGTAGTGAAGTAGTTTGGTTTCTACTAATGTAATTCTCAGTTGTGTCATATTTTGTCCCATAATCAATAAAGGACTCTGTTAATACTAAATCTTTTTGCATCCTAAGATTGTAGTAATTTATGACTTGAGCGTTTGTTAGGTAGTTTGTGTTTCCGTTAGAATTAATTGATGAGTCAAGGTCACTAGTCTCTTGTGTTGGTGAATTACTATAGTTTAATATCCATTCAAAATACGTGAATGGTTTTTTGTCATATGTTTTACCTATACTTGACTGACCTGATGATTGTGAACCTAAATCCGCTAAAACATCAAAACCGTACTTAAAAGACGCGATACTCTTTTTGGTTGAGTTTATTGAAAACATTTTAGACGTGTCGTTACTTAATTCAACTGAACTTATTTGTGACCCCTCTGATAAATTATTCTGTATCCATAATAAATTATTAAATGGGTAACCATCACTAAATGACATTTCGTCTGAGTAGCTAGCTTTAAGGTATTTTTCTAATTTATCTATATTTTCAACATTTGACTCAACTGTGGTACTATCTCCTTCTAAGTAACTTAAATCATATATTCCATAATCATTTTCTAAATATGATTTTATATATGGCGTCGTAAACTCTCCCCTTGAGTGTAAATTCCAATTTGTACCTTGTCCGTTGTTGGAAATAGACTTCATATATCTCAACATATTTTCGTAACTAAATGCGAAGTTTTTTAATAGCTCGATTAACTCCGTTGAGTTAACAACTGATTCTTTAAGGTTATTATACTCAAAGTCACTAACAACACTGTAAACCTCATCCCTATAACCACTTGATTTATAAAGGTTAGTATAATTACTACTTAATAAAGTTCTTTCAAATATTTCATATATAAATGGAACTATGTTTAAGTCTGTATACGGTTGATTTTGGTTTGGGAACTCTATCGCATTTATACCCATAAATGGATTATCCTTTAACGTATTAGTTAAATCGAAGTCTATATTTCCTGACTCTTTCTGAGTAGCCCCTTTCATAAATTCTTCAACAAACCTAACCTCAGGCCATACCGTAGAAGAGAACGCTCTTAATTGTGACGCGACAGTATAGTCACCAGGGTATGTGTCTTTTAGTTCTTCATTTCCGTCTTCATCTACTGAGTTAACAAAATACTGAGGCCAAGGATATACAATGGCGGTTTCTTGTTGTGGGTTATTAGTTGTCGGGGCATTACCACTATTTGTTTCAACTCCTTGTGATTTTTCAGGAGATAAAACGGCATTTCTTCTTATCGGGTTTTTTCTTTGTTCCCAAGATTCGTCATGTACTTGGTCCATTAATCTTAGGAACGCGTCTGCACTTGCCGATATAACAGCGATTATGTTTTTTATTGTAGGGTAAAATCCAAGACCCACGTTAGGACTTTTTATTTTTTCCGCCAACGCCTCAGACATCTTTTCTTCTACCATACTCCTCTTAGTCTCAAAGTCATCATTTAACCTCTGTAACTTACCCAAAAAACTAGTTATATTGTATTTTGTTTTACCGTATACATCCCCAAAGATGAAGAAGGTCCTCCTAAGCTGACTGTCCTCCATTTCTAACGTCTCAGCGTTAACTTGGTATCCATTAATTGTCAGTTCTGTCTCTATCTCAACCTTTAGTGCCTCGACTTCCTGTTCTGTACCCGCTCTACCATTTCTTACTTCAAACGTAGATTCATAATCGATATCATCGGGATTGGTTATTTGTGTTAAAAAATTATTGATTGATATTGTTGAGGTGAGCGTAGTTTCTAATTTTTTTCCGTGTATTTTTGCTTGTCCGTCACTACCAAACGTGGTATTATCATTTAGTTTTGTGTTATATTCCTTGATAATGGTGTCAAGTGAAGATATAGAGTCACTTATGTTTTGTAGCGCAGTCTCTTCCTGATTTGTTAATTCTTTTTTTAACGGATATACTACCGCTGAGTTTGGGATGTTTAATATGAATGGTAGGTTTTTATCGATATTTTTTGTTTCCCAATTATCCGTTATTTGCCCGTATATCTTACTTTCATATTCTTTTAATGTTTTTCGATACAAATCAATATCGTTTAAGATTGCAAAATCTTCTTGTCCATACGCCTCCATTACATACCGTTCAAAGTTTTCCAACTTCATTAACATTTGACTTAACGTTAGTTCAGGGAAATTTTCATCTATCAAACCTTTGGCCTTATATGAACTATAAACATTCTTTATCATATCATAACCTCTGGTAGATTTAATCCTCCTGACTTCTTGTAAACCCGATTCATTACTGGTTGTGGTCTTTTCGGGACCTAACGTTGCGGTTCGTTCGTACATATGAGGTAATGCGAATAGAGAGTCTACTGATATATCTGAAAGAAGTGCGTAAGTACGAGAAATAAAGTTAGTAGTAATTTTATAATTACCTGAAGATGGGTCGAATCTTGCGTTAAAATCTTTTAACATTAATTCATACCTTAACGCCTTACCATAATATCCCTTAACAGTTAAGGTGAATAATGGGTATGGTAAATGAAAAAACGCACTGTATGGAGAATTTTCACCCTGCTCAAATAAAACCCTTCCCTGTACGTCTTCCATTTCAATAGTTACCAACGCAGCGTATGAAGTATTTATCTTAATCGATATATTGGTTATTCCTAAAAGTTGTGAGTCAACATCCCCATTACGTGTTCTACCGAGTGTTAAATTGTCAGTCCATGAGGTATCTAAGTAAGAATCTTGTGTTTGACCTTCTCCCGTGTCCTGAGATTGTGGTTTCATAAAATTAATTACCGTTTCTTTGTTGTCATCAATGGCTCCTACTCGAATATTTTCTACCGCAGTTTCAAAATTATCACCAACAACTAATTTACTTCTCGGTATTATTTTAGCCTCTAAGCTGGCATACATAACGAGTTCCTCGTGATTGACTAACCTTTCAGAGACTTTACCCCCACTATCAACAACTTTATTGGGGTCTACCACAATAATGTTGTCATAATCGGTTTCTACATATACATTTTGATTGTTAAAGAATTCATTACCTGCCATAATAGAAGAAGTGTGTATCTAATGCCTTTTTATAATCTTGTAAAGAATTCACTAAAGGAAAGGGTATTACTAAAACTGCACCGTCATCGATGTTATTTTCTAATCCCCCGAACTTAGGGTTTGCCGCTAAAATTAACCAACCAAAGTATGGTGTTTCATAAAATTGTTGACTTACTTTATCCAATCTACTTCTACTAACTCTATAAATAAATTTCTTGTCTGTTGGTTTTGATGGGATGTTTACAAACGGCACTACAGTTTGTTCTCCATTCAAAAGAAAGTCTTGGTATCTATTATAGTATCTCATTAGTTAAATGTATATTTTTCATTAAAGATGTTTTTGGGTCCATCGTTTAATCCTGATTTAAATGTTGCGTTAAAGTATTTTACCTTACTGTCGTCAGCAGATTCTTGTGGTTTTTGTATGTATGTGAAGTTTCTTGTTTTTTCTAAATTAAATGGTTGGTATAAATTAAATTTTAAACATATTGGTTTATTTTTAAACCTTTCGACACTTCTGTTTGAATCTCCTTGTAGTTTTTTATATATACTCTGTAACCCCCAGTTATTGTTTGGTAGTGAGCCTGCTGAAAAATTATTTGTCTGTGTTCCTATACCGTTAATTACTGTGTCGACCCAAAATACCCATTCTGCTTTTTCTATTAGTTTTTCACCTAAAATTTGTCTTTTTAATTCCTCAGGGTTGTTGATTACAAAACCAAAATTAATCGTACAAAATCTTGTTTGTGGTTCTGTGTTATAAGGTGGGAATAAAAAATCTATGTATAAATTATCTTTTTCAGGTAAAAGACCATAACTTATATTATTGTCTTCGTCTTCAAAATCAAAATCATCATCACTATTATCTACTCCCTGAAATAATTCTTCATAAAAATTTTTCATATCTTCTCCCACTGTTTGGATGTCGTCAACTAACTCCCCGTATGTGTCTATCATATCTGACGAAGGGTCAACTTCAGTAGTTGCTGATAATGAAAGTATAAATGCCCTACCTTTTTTGTTTTTATAACCGTCAGTACTTGTTGTAATTAAATTTAGTTTATCATTAATTCTAGTAAAATCTGTTTGTACTCCTACTGCACTATTCCCGTGACCTTCCATAATCTGAGCATATTCATTTGTTCTTTTTTCAATGAGTGTTTTTAAATTCTTTTTAAATTTTTTTATATCACTATTTTTTAAATTTTGTTCATAGATTGTTGTGGTAGGTGTTTTTAAAAATGGATTTTCATCATTATCAACATCTTCTAATAGTTTGTTTTTTAAATCAATAACCCTATTTTGTATCTCTATCGGTTTACCAAATAAATTTGTTTCATATTCATTATTACCATCTAAATACCCTGTTACATAGCCTTCTGTGTAGTTTCTTTTTTGTGTTAGATAATAAAGACCTATTCTTGAATGGAATGTATTTACGGTTTCAACAGTGGTAATAATATTTTGTGTATATGCTTGTGTTTTTTTGACGTAGTCGACAACAGGTGCTTTATAGTTTATTTCACCTATTAAATCGAGTGTTGTTCCTGTTAGTTCAGGGCTTGTTTGAGTACTTGTTATTTCACCTATTGTATCTCCCGCCTCTTCACTTCTTTCAACTTGACCGTTTTCAGTTAATGAAAAATCATTCGCATCTTCTATAGCGTCTAAAGCCTCTCTATTTAATTCTGACCTATCTTCGGTAACTATTGAACGGTCGTCATAAACCTCCGTGTTACCATAATAGTTAAAAGACAATGCGTTTTGTAATCTAGATACCGGCTCTTTTATTCCTTGTCCACCTATAAAGTAAAAACTCATATTAATATCTGCTATCATAGGTTGTACACCAATTCCTTCAGGATTCAAATCAAATGTTAATGGTTCGTAATTAATACTCATCTGTTGAATTGCAATTTTTGAATGATAAAAATCACCTATTCTTAATACACATATCGGAGGCGCACCAAACGCAGTGTTTTTAACATCCCCCTCTCTTGGTTTACCGTCCTCACCTATTACGGGGATTGTATCACCAGGTCTCAAACATTGTTGTAAGAAAGTAAGTCTACTGTTTAATCCTTCAGGTGTCATAGAGTGAAATACCGGTTGAAAATATTTAATCTTCTCTTTGATACCTTCGTACACTCTTGGTGTTTCCTCCCTCATCATATTAAAGTAGTCACACTCAGTTAATAATTTTTTAACTATTATCTTAGCAACTTCGTTTCTCGGCTGGGTTAGTTTTGATTCTTTTTGTCTTATTACCTCCGTTTTTCCTGTTATGGTTTCTGTTATTATAGTTTCCTCCGGCGGTACTTCGGTTACCCTTTGTTCAGGTGGTGAAGGAATTTCTTCAATTGTTTTTATCACCACAGCCCTACATGCCATTGCGTTAACCGAATATGTCGTAGAGTTACCTGATAACTCTTCTGTACAATTAAAAGACCCGTATTCACCTCCGCCTGGTGTGGCGGTTGACTGTTCTCCTTGTGGGTCTTCGGTAATTGAAAATCTGTCTTCATATTTACTTAAGTCAAAAAACGAAAATAAATATTTTTTAACGGCGTCTATTCTTCTTTTAGACAAAGAATCGTTATACGCAACACTATTTGGTGCAGATGCAGAACCTACTAATTTCATATTTATAGTGGCTCCTTTATCTAACGCCGCTTTAATCTTTACCACTAACTCCTGTGTTTTCTTTTCTGTTATATTAGTACCTTCTCCGTTTATTAAAAAGCTTTCAAAAAATTGTAGTACCTGAATTTTTTTATCAGAGTCCGCAGTATTATAGTAAGTTTCTTTTTTGGCTATGTATGTGGATAGTGTGTTCGCATATTCTTCAGTTGTAGTTGTGGACGATGCAGTTCGTGGTCCGGGTACATCATTGTCAAAATAAAATTCATACTCATAGTCTTGTGTTTGTACTTCAGGAGTATATTCTTCAATGACAGGGTCTTTTTCGGTTAAGTCAATTCTTTCAATATCTTTTGAAAAATTTTCATATGTTTTTATGTCTGTAGTTTCTGTAACTATCTCGTATATATCTTTTAAGGTAAATTGAGGGAACCTTTGGGCTAATTCATATATGTCGTATTTTCTACATCCCGCAAAAAATGAATCAACAATGTCATTAACTCTTTGTGAGTTTTGACCCGCCAACTCTTTATCAACAATTGCGTTTAATATTGAGGGGTGGTCAACCACTATTTTCCAAGATAAACTACCTTGTCTGGTCGTATTGTTATACGTATAAACCGGTTCAGGTCTTCCTAAAAACTCGTTAGATGTCCAATTGGTAGAGTTGGTTTCAGATACTTTCATATCGTATGGTGGAAACCACATAATTCTACCTCCGCTAGGTCCTCTTTCACAAACGGGTAAATCAGAATAAGTGAATCCAGGTTTACTTGATGTTCTCCAAGCCAAGTTTTCAATTGAAAACATATACTTTTTTACTTTATCGGCTTGTATATTACTTGAATCGTCATCCCTAAAAGGTGCGATATTAAGATTATAGGTATTATCTAAGACAGAAAATTGGAATCTTCTGTTTTGATTAGTCATTCCGTCTTCCTTTTGTAGTTCACTATTTGAGAAATAAGGTATGTCTTTAGTAAATACTCTACAGTATTCCATTCCTTTAATTTCACCAGTGCTTTGGTCTTCGTATTTATAAACTCTTGAGCCTTTTGTAATCTCGCGAGTACCGTCACTAAAAACTTTTGACACTTGATTTATTGCATTACCAACGTGTTGTAACCTTGCATCTCCTTGTAACCCTTCTGCGGAGTCAATTAATTTTTGTGTGTCATCTAATATAGAACCTTTCTTAAAATCGTATTGTGTTGATACACCCGCATCAAATGATGACTGTATATTCGATTCAAAGTTACTATCAACAGAACCAAGACCACCACCTTGCGATACAAATCGTCCCGCAGATTTTACACCGTCTAAACTAGTCCATGTAAATCCTCCTTGTAATCTAGGTGCGTCGTAACTACTGTTTGTGGCAGTTCCTACCCTTAAGAATTTAGTTCCGTTAAGTCCAAATTTAAATGAAAAGTTACCCTCGTATAGTTTACCTAACTCAGAGTATCCTCTAACAGGTGTTCTTACTCTATTACCAAATTGGTCTACCGGTAGTTCGTTTGATGGTGCAACAATGTCTTTAGGGTCTTGTGTTTTACTCCCCACGTAATAGTTACCTGAAGGGGCTTTTAACCCAAAAGCTCTATTATTATCTGTGTAATCGGGTGCAAAAACATTTAGTGATAAACTCTTAAACAACCTTTTAGTTTGTCCTCTACCTGAGTTAGATATAAAAAGTTCTGAAGACCTTTTATTGGCTTCGGGTAGTAATGTTCCTCTATCACTATACTCCCCATCCCCTCTCGAAGCTTGATTAATACTTGATTGCTCTTCAACTTTAGTAAAGTAACTTCCAGGAATCCAAGAATACGGTGAATAGACACCTGATATTCTACTGATTAAATCTAAACCTTTACCTATTATATTATCAGGTACTGATATTTTCCAATCACTCTCAATCGCTTGTTCGTTACCTGTTGCAATCGCTATAGCGTCGAATGGGTCTGATAATGCATCTATTACATTAATCCTACCAAGTGTTTGTTGATATGTCTCTTCAGCAATTCGATATTCAAATTCTGTTTTAAGTTGGTTTCCCGCAATTTGTGCTAATGCAGAATCTTGACTTAAGCTTCCGTTTGTTCCTGTCGGATTAAATGAGGTTAATAGATTGAAAGCGTTATATGTTGATGACACAAAAGTGTAGTAACTTTCTCTCTTTTCTATTTTATTTCTTATATCTTGTATATCTATTAAATCTTTATACCCACCCTCAGGACCATACTGATTCGATATAAACGCCCTTTTTTTTGCTTCTTCATTTACTTGTAGGTCAGTAACTCTTGTACTGTCTACTACTCCAAGGTCCTTTATTGAGAATTCAGCACTACCAGGACTTTCGTTTCCTTTGTAACCTTCTTTGTATGGTTCAAGGTTCCTAACTAACAGTCTTTTTCTAAAGTTTTCTGTAGCATCAAATGTTAATTCGCTCGGCATATAAATCTATTTCTATATAAATAGATTAATTCTATATTTTTATACTGAATACGTATTATTTGAGTCAGTAAATATTGACATTAACTTACTTGTAAAGTCAGGATTATTCACTATTTGACTTGCCAACTCCTCAGTAGATATATTTTGGGGTAAATTTCTACCGTCAATTGCAAAATCTATAGTACCTCCTACATTTAAATTAACATTACCATTTAATACACTTTGTGATGGTGATTGATTTAAACTTGATGTATCTTGAATATTTGTGGTTGGTGTTATAGGTGTTGTTGATTGAGTTGTGGTTGGTGTAGGTGTATTAGTTGAAGGTGTTGTATTTACTTCAGGTGCCGTCCCTTCTTGTTCATTAGGTCTTTGTCCGTCACGTTGTCCAAATCTCTGTTCTAAAGCGATTAAATCTGTAATAAATTCAGTTAGGTCTCCACTAATACCTGTAAGTACATCATTAACACCATATGACTTTAACTCTTCTATATCAAATCCAAATTGTTTTAATGAACCACCTAATGACTTAAATGCCTCTCCGTCATTGAAAATATTAGAATCGCTGAAATTACTACTGATTTTATCTCCCATCCCTTCGAAAGAGTCATCTAATGAACCTAACACTTCACCAAATCTAGACCTTAATACAGACAACGCCTCTTCATTTTTAAATCCGGTCTTAGCCGCTTCTGTAAAAGCTTCTCCAAGAGCATCCACATTTTCATTATTTATACCTTCTACCACAGACTGTGTTAAAGTTTTTGCCGCTGCACCTGCAGAATCAATCGCAGACGTGACTGCGTCTGTTCTTGTACCAATAAATGGACCAAGTGCTGCAACTTGTTGTGCTAATATATCATTTAAAACTGTTGATGCGTCTAATTGTTTCAGTGCTATTTCTCTATCGGTTAATTTAGCGTCTTCCTGTACTTGTTTTAATTTTTCTAACCCATCCTTGTATTTTTCGTCTCCCAACATACTAGCGTCTACCAAATCATCAAAATTAGGTAATTTAATTTTTACACTACCATCTTTTAATTCACCTAAATTAGCAACAAGTTCTTTAGTTTCATCGTCAAGTCCTGACCCCTCTAAAAAATTAAGTTTTTTGGTTCTTGCAGCACTCTTAACCGCGGTATCTGCAAGTTCTTGATAATCCATACCTGTAAGTTTAGCGGCCTCTCTTAAACGGTACATCTCTGTGACAGGAATATCAAAGTCACCCGTTTTTTCGTTAAAGGTTACCGCACCTTCAGCCATATCTAATATAGAATCTTGTAGTCCTTCCATATCATTTTGAGCCATATATAAAAGTTTGAATGGGTCTCCTAAATCACCTACAGCTCCTCCTAACATTTGAAATCCTGCGGCAGTTTCAATTGCGGTTTCAGGTGATAATAAACTATCAGCCAAACTAACGGTTTTGTTAAAGTCTAAGCGTAAAGCCTGTGCTTTTGCGACCATCTTTGTAAATCCTTCAACCCCGTTTTTAAAGTTATATGAGTTTAGTAACTTTACATTTGACCCAATATTTTTCATGAACTGTCCTACATTAATACCGTAAGACCTCGCTTCTTGTTGCATTTTACTTATATTGTTTATAGCATCAGTAGTACCAACACCAATTGTATCAAAACCCTCGACCATAGTCGCTATATCACCTGCAGCAACACCCGCATTTCTAGCTAAAAGAGCAATATTTGTTTGTTGTTCGGCGGTCAGTAAAGTATTTCTTTGCATAATTGTATTTATCTCTTTAAACACCGAAAGTTGTTCGTCTAAAGTAATTCCATATTGTGCAGATTCGTAAGCCGCCTGTGCTATTGTATCCCTAACCCCCTCACCAATTGTTCTAGTTTGTCCTAACGTTTCTGTGGTTAACTTAAAAGTTAGTTGTTCTAGCTTAGAAGTAGCGTTTGTTATTTCTTTAGGGTCAAGTAAATTATTACGTATAGAACCTGTTAATGTACTTTTTAAGTCTTTAAGTTTTTGGTCAAATATACCTGTAGCACTCGCCAGACCTTTTAACTCTTCAGCTTCTTTACCTGCACCAGTACTACTACCTGTATTTTCTTGTAAAAACATTATACCTTTTTAATATAAATATTTACTTTTGGGATTTTCTTCTCTCCATTTCTTCTCTTTGTTTGTCGAACTCCTCTACCAATTTATTAATGAAGTATTTCCTCTCATATGTAGGCATATTCATCACATCCCCATATGTGAAGTTAACGTGTTTTGATAAGTAATAGATTTCGTCGAGCAGCGCGACTCTATATTCAGAAGAAAGGCCGAAAAAACTCCGCCCCAAAAGTGACTCTCACATCCACTTTTTCTCCTGACGGGGCGGTAACTTGTCTCCGTAAATCCAATTTTGGTTCACAGTCGTTGAGATAATTTCTGATAAATTTAGAATCAGAGATAGGTAAGTTTAATACGAATTTTGAAATCTCCTCTCTACTCTCATTACCGTCAATACTCACAATATGTCTTTCGAGTCTGTTGGTAACTATAGGAGCCACTACCCCTTGTGGGTATTGGTCAAACGTATCATTCAATTCTTTAATGTCCCCAATAGTCAGTAACTTACATTTTACGTTATTTCCTGACTTCGGTAACTTAAACTCAAATACACCATCTGAGTTTGGTTCATTTTTTACTTCAGTAATATTTAATTCATCTAACCTTACTGATGTTTGAAAGGTCTTTGATGTTTTTGGGTCTGTTAAAGTAAAATTATACTCAGGACCAAATGCGGTGTTACGTAAGAAAATCATAATCGACTCCATATCACCCTCTAATAAATCATCTACAATAAAATCGGGTTCATAAACTTTAGATTTTATTAACTTACGGATTAAATCGTCTCCCCCTGTATTTGATATTAGTATATTCTCGTCCTGAGCAGTTAGGTACCCTACCTTCACACTCTTCTTTTTATTCTTATAGAATTTACCTTGCGATGGCAATGTCATCACATCGTGAGGTAAGTTAAAGTCCTGTTGTCCGTATTGTCTTGCTTCTTCCATATTGAGTAAAAAAAAACCATAGGGAATGAACCCTATGGTTAATTATACAAACTATTTTTATTTTTTCAATAGTATTAGTAAACCAAAATACATCTATCAGGACGTAGTGTTGCGGTAATTGTTGCTAACGCGTCATCACTATACCCTAAACTATCGAAATTAACATCTGTTAGGAACGTTCCTTGTAAAATCCACTTCTCCACTGCCACACCTGTAGGGTCTAACATTTCCAAGTCTAAGTCTTTCTTATAACCTGCAGTGTATCCCATACGACCTGTAACCGATTCTTCAGTTAATCTTACCCATTCCATTAATGCTTGTGAAGCAGAAGGTCCTATTGGGTCTCTGAACGTCACATTAATAGTGTTCC